ATCAAATGACCTTTGACGATATCAAAGAGGTCTGAAGATTCGCCAGTCATCATTCTTCTGTCAACATTCTGTTGACTGAAATCCCAGTCCTTTGGAGGACCCTTGATAATTCTATTCAAGGTGCCCATTCTTCTTTTCTGCTGTTTCTTTACAGCAGCTGAGTTATCAATATAGTCACCTATTTGATACTGTTTAGGTGATTTAGGATCATCCGCATGTTGAACTCCTTTTGGAGGTGCTTCTTGAAGATCTCCACCTTCCATCTCATAATCTTGATTCATCAATTCTTTAATTCTTTCATTCCTCTTTCTAATTCCAGAGGTTACACCTTGAATTGTTGGTTTACCAATCGCTTTATCGTTTTGAGTTTCTGCTGCCTTCTTTGCTTTATTGATAAGATATGCAGCTCCACCAATAGCAGCACCTGCAGCAAGGGCACCAGTAACTAGACCTTCCTGGGCAACTTCTTCTGCTTTTACGCATCTATTATAAGTTTTGCCAAATAATTTTTGGGTTCCTACTTTCTTATAACCCTTCCAACACTTTTTCTTCTCATCTAAGAGTCTTCTAAAGAGAGATGTTGTAGTTTCTTCAGTCGCCACGTTGATTGCTTTCCCTTTACGATTTGGATTTGGATCCTTAGCATTTTTGCGTCTAAACGCTTTCTGCTCTTCTTTTTTATTTAGATTCCTCTTCATCTTGCTGGAACCACACTTAGGTTTAGTCTTCTGACCAGGTTGCTTAGCACATGGTTTTCCTGCATACTTTCCACCTAATTGAACCCATCCTGGAGTTCCATCAGATGATTTACTCTTACCAAACCAGTCTCTTAGTGAGTTGTCGCCAGATTTATTTGCCATCAGATATCCTCTTTTCTAGTTGGGCTGTAATCTTTAGAATCGCCAAAGAATGTTCTTTCCTCAGTAAATCCAAAATCATCACCTGCTGGGATCAATGGATTATCATACTGATCGATTACATCATCTTCATTGTAATCTTTTTTCGCCGTTGCTTCTACAGTGTAACGCTGCATACGCTTAGCGGTCTTAACATTAGTATCGCTATAGTAATCAACTTGAACCTTACGGATGAGACCGTCAGTGCTATCTGCGATAGGACCGAACATGTAAGTCTTTGCTGTAAAGTTTAGAGTGTAGATTAACGCTCTTCTTGTTTCAAAATTTCCTTCATAATCATCTTGGAAAGTAATACTATCCAAAACCATAGGAACATCTCTTTTTTCACCAATCTCATCAACTAAATCAATAGTCAATGTAAATCCAGGTTGGAAAAATGGTAAAACTTGCTCCAGAATTTGTAAGGAGTCATCCTGTAGTTTAGTTAGGATATTTAACTCAAAACCTAAATTATATGGTACTGGCATGAAAACTTTTTTAAGTTTTTTATCATCAAGCGCCTTAAAGGTTTGAGAAATGCCAGATTTTCTTGCAGAATCATATTGAATGTTATTCATTTCAAATGACATTCTTGGTAGAGTAATAGCAATTGCTTTATTTAATTCTGCTTGTTGCTCAAGTCTTGCAAGAAATTTTTGTTTAGGTCCATATGAAATGGGGACTTTGATATCACTAATATCTTTTCCAGTCGCATCTTGATGGCGGACATGAATATCATTAAAGAGAGTACCGAAAGCAATAACGGTCTTTCTTATGATTTGGTGATAATAGTATTGTCCTAACATCAGTAATTGCCAAAAGGATTTGATTCAGTGAAATCTAGAATTAGGTCCGCTTGGGACTCAAATATGTCACTATCATTATATTTATCTTCTCTATCTTCAGAATCATATTCTTGAATAGAGTATCTAGCGCCAGAAGTCTTACCTACAATATGTTCACCTGGGAAGAATCCAGCAACAGTAGAGCCAATACCTACATTTGAAATCTGAAGAATGTTAGTATCTTCATCCCAATTCTTAACTCTTGCTTGTGCAAAAGATCTTTCACCTTCAATAACCTCATTGAACAAGAATGTTCCAATTCCTGATAATCCTGGTGGATCTGCAATTGTTACTACTGGAGTGGAACTATATCCTCTTCCTGGATTCTTAACATATACTGCCTTGACAACATCATCAGAACCCGCTCTTCCAACAGAAGCAATACCAACTGCAGTCGTTCCTGCGCCTGGTTGACCAACTTGAATTGTAGGAACAGTAGAATATCCAACACCACCATCAGTAACATTGATCCTCACTACACCATTGAAAACAGTTTCAATGGAACAAGTTGCAGCAGCACCGATACCACCTCCACCAGAGATTGTCATAGTTGGAGCAACTGTATATCCAGAACCAGCGTTTATTAGTAATATTTCTTTGAGAGATGTTATATTTCCTACTGTCGTTATAATACCAACTGCTCTAGCAGGATCATTTGCGGGAGAGTCTGTAAAAGTAATAACAGGTGCTGAAGTATAATTATATCCATCATTATTCAAGAATATTTCGTTAACATAACCAACACCAAGAGCTGCTGTTGCTGTTGCAGTTCTTCCAACTCCAACTAGTTGCAATGTACTAATATATCCTTCATCTTGTACTTGAGTATCAATTTCATGGATAGTAGTATCAATGACTTCATCTTCATATTCAAAGAGTTCACACTTTAATTGATAAACATAATTTTTACCCAATTGATAAAATGGGTCTTCATGCTCTACAAATTTAATTTCAAATAATCTTTGTCCTAGTGGGAAATATACCAAATCACCCTCTCTAGGGCGGGTTGCAGTTGGCATAATACTATTTTCAGTTCCATCATCTAAACCTGCCATAAATGGCGCAATAAAATCTTCAAATCTTTCTTTTGAAACAGTAAGAGTTACTTCATCTCTTAAACTAATACCAAACTTAGTCATGATGTCACCTTGACCACTATATCCCTCATATGTGTTGAGATATGCTTCAATAGCAAAGTTATCATCAAATTTAGAAGATTGAACTTCCTCTATGATAGTTTTCTTATTTACAAATTTTCTAGGAATATATGTTACTTCGACACCATGAATGCTTAGGTGCTCATTTATCAAATCCTGAACCAATCTCTGTTCAGATCTAGTACCCTGTAAGAAAAATGGATTGAGTGCCATAATTTATCAACCAATAAAATCGTAGGGTGGTAATTCGTATTCGGATGCCATCTTCTGCTCTAAAGCATCCAACTCTCTTACAGCATCATCATAAATTTCTCTACCATTTAATTCAAGACCTCCAGGTAACTTAACACCACGGAACTTGATCAAGTTGGAACCCCACTGTTTTTTAATCAATGATGTCAAATATTTCTTGATAAATGGATCATTATATACTTGGGTAAATGCCGTTGGATCTAATGCCCTATAACAATCCAAGACAATAAAATCACCTACTTGCTGGGATCCCCAGTCAATATCCATGTACAATCTATCTTGCTTTTTGTTGAATCTAACTTGCTTATCAGTAGTCAATAAGTGATCAATATCCTCAAGATATGTCTTGACCATTGAATACTGAAGTAATTCAACTGAATTGAAGTAATATAAGTCGTTTAAGAACAACTGATATTTGATACTAAACATTCCACCAGAGATAGAACTCGTATCAAACTTAAAAATTTTCTCAATACCAATTACAGAATCTGGTACTTGTAAGAAGTTTGAACTTTCATACCAATTATTTGTTATTGTTGTTCCAATACCTGGAACAGAAGTCGCAGTTGCAGTAGTAGTTACAATACCTACACCATCAGTTCCTTTCGCTGCTCCTCTATCAATATCCTCTTGAGTAATCTTATACTTGAGGTACATTCTCTCAACACCATCAAAGTGGCGTTCATTAAATAATTGGATAGCATCATCCACTAGATCATCAATTTGATCTTCATCAACATTGATTTCTAAAACAGGAGCACCCAGCTTCCTTAAGCAATAATCAATAAGTTGTTGTCTACTCGCTGGTTTTGCCATCTTTATTGGGTGCTAGTTTTCTTTGTCTTTCTTAAAGATTCAACTTCCTCTTGCAAATTGGCAATTTCTTGTTGAAGATTCATTTTTTCTTCTTCAAAATCTTGCCTTAATGTAGTCAGTTTCGCTTCATAAAGAACATTTTGATTTAATGCCGCCGCTAGTTTATTATTGTATAAACTAATCAGGACATTTACATCAACATCACCATTATTTTGTTGCATTGTTTTAAGATCAGAAAGTTCCGCCGTCTAGAGTTGAAGTCCAATGAGGCTTATTAGTATATATCACAGAAATTGTAGAGGGGATCACGCCAAGATCTGCAATGGCACCATTATCACCTTCTTTTCTGATGTTGTAGGTATTAGTAAATGTACCTTCAACACCGATTAGAGGAATAACGGTTCCAGAAACAGGAGATTCGACAACACCATAAGCACCGCTAGTATCCTGTCTTACAATATCACCAGTGGTTAGAGTGACAGAACTAGGTAGTGAGAGAGTATTTTTAGTAATAGCAGTTAGAACCTGCTTGGAAGAGATTACTGGAGCTGCTGGATTATTGGTAGAAGTCTGTAAACCTTGCTCATCAAAATAAACAGCACCATGAGGTTCGTAATCAGCAGTCTGATAGTAGATACCTTTGATATCTAAGAAACCTCTGGTTCCAGTTATAGTACTACTTGCTACACTTCCATCGGGAACATAGGTCCAAGAACCTGCAGGAGCGTTGCTAGCGTTATTAGAGTCAGTATCTACATAACCAAAGAAACCAGTCTTCTGATTGTCAGTACCAATGCCAACATTATAGTTGAATGCAATACCACGATCAGTATTGGTGTCGTAGGCGTGAGTAATAGTTAAGGTTGATGTGGTGACAATACCTGCAGTGGTTTGTCCCTCAACAGTAATAATCTTATTACCAACATCCATGCTGGTAACAGTAGTTAATCCTGAGTTTGGTAGAGCAGTATTACCACTAACAATATCACCAGTGTTAATACCAACTACAGAATCAACAGTAATTGTGCTAACACCAGAAGCAACCGCTGCCATGACGGTTCTTTCACTGGTAACATCACCAATCGTGAAGATGGGATCATTTACCGTAACATTCGTTGAGTTGACTGAGGTCGTAGTACCGTCAACTTGAAGGTTACCTTTAATAATTACATCACCCTGATTGCTTAGACCATCGGGGAATGGGTCAATGAATAACTTATTTCCACTACCACTAACAGATGAAATGATATTATCTTCAATCTTAATTTTGCCAAAGATTGATTCAGTAGATACGTTCAACGGAGTGTTGAACATTACCTGAGCGCCAGAGAAGATTAACCTATTGGTATCATTCTCATCATACTCAATTTTAGCATCTTTATCATCACCAAAGGTTAGAAAAGTATCGTCGGGAATGAGAACTTCCCCAGATCCAGCTGGATCTAAGATGATATCACCATCGGTATCAGTTGATGAAATGGTATTAGAATCTAATCTTAGATTATCTACATTCCACTGATCAATCTTGAGCGATTGCTGTCCCAGAGCAGTATTGTCAGCTGGTGCTAGAACTGCAACAACACCATTATCGGAATTTCTGTTGTTTTGTACACCAGCAATTACACCTGGTGTGTGCTCCATCATGGAGGTATAGTAGTGTCCGCCTACAGGGAACACATTACTACCATCGTCTCCGATGAAAACTCTATCTTTATACTGGTTTAGACCACCGTAACTGCCAATGCCAGTTACATAACCCATTTCACCCCAGTTTAGACTGGCGGGTTTGTTAGTACCAGAGGATCTTT